ATTCACTGTTAAGTAAGGGTTTTGAAAATCATATGCAGTAGGGCTTTCTTCGTATGCATATGCAGTGGTTTGTTCGGGGATGTCGATTTCGTGTTTGTGATTTGCAAATGTTCCACCTGTGTGACCGTGTGAACTACCTGTGGTGGTGGTAGTGGCTGTCACGCGAGTGTTTGTGGGGTAACCATCCCCATAACCTGTCGATCCACCACCTCCTAACGAGGCATGTTCATATGTATGTGTATGTGTCGAACCACTTGAAGGAACCGTTATGCTTCCACCACCATCTGTGTCAGTATCAAGTGTTTGTGTAGCGATTGTGTGTCTATGACGTGGAATTTCTCCTGTTGCAATTTCATCTTCCTCTTTACCTCCATACTCACCAACTGATAAAACGGTTAGGGAGGTTCCTGTAGTAGGTGGAGCATTCCCTTGGTTACCACTACCCTCATAACCTGTTCCTGCTCCTCTAGGAATTCTGCCGTTGAAGTTTGGAAGGTTAAAAGTGGTAGTTGCATCACTTTTGTTTGTTGTGCCACCTGAAAATGCAGTACCTCCGAACTTATTAGAAATGATTGCATGAAGATCCCTATAGAGGTATGTGTTTACTGCACCACCATCACAGTATAGCCAATTGTATTTGATTGAACCTGTGCCGTTGTCACCTCCTAATCCTACTACACCGTTGTTGGTATTAGTGTATTCACCTGCAAACATCTTAATCTCTCCTACCACCCAAGGATGAACCCTGCTAACCAATGCACTTCCGCTTCGTTCAGGTACTGCAGGAATGAGTGAGATTTTCACTGTTGCACCTGCAGTCTCACCAATGAAACCTGCAGAGGTTGAACCATCAATTTGGTAGCATGTAATCTTGACTGCACTATCCCTTGTTTGAATAACAAATTCACCTCGATTTCTACCATAATCAGATGCTGTTTTATCTGCACCTGTTATAAGAATTCGGTCACCTTCTTCTAGATTCTGAAAACCGTTAGTTACTGTTGTTGTTATTGTATGATCAGTTGCAAATGTTAATGTGGTGAAAGTGACCCCATTCACCCACTTCTTATCAACTCTACGATATAGTTGGGGATCAATAGTATCATCGAAATTATTATTAAGGTTTGTCCCCCATGTATCGTTGGCAGATCCAACCTCACTGAGGGTCATATTGTAAATTGGAGTGAATGTATTAGGCATACTGAGTTTTAACTATATATGTTTGTTGTCGAACCATAGGTTCCTATGTTGTAAAAACCTTCACCATAGTTTCTGTCTAATGCATCAAATGAACTTTGTGGATCATTCAATACTGTGGTGGTAATTGGTGATACTGAAACTTCTGTAAGACTTATTGAGTCTGCACTAACTTCAGTTAACGAAACTGATGTTACTGAAGGTGTTGTTGTCGTAATAGACGATGCAGTCTGTTCCGCATATGTTGTCAATACCAATCACCATCATCTAAAGGTTTAGTAGGGCGCATCATGATTGTTCCACTGTTAGTTTGTGCTTTTTCATCTGCCAATCTTAACTCCTCCAATCCTTTTTCTAGGAATGAATTCCATGTTCCTATTCTCTCATCATTCATGAGATAAGGTTCTGCCTGTGATAAAGTTCCAAAGAGGTATAAATCAGGATGTTTAGTCAACAACCATGAACTAGTTTGTGTCCCACTTAACTTGAGTATCTCTGAATAGTAAACAAGTTCAATTTCATAAGTCGCATCAGGTGAAGGTATGAACTCAATCTGCTCACCTGAAATCGTATAGTAACGTGGTTTTCCTGTAGTACTTAAAGTAGGTTTAATCTGATCAGCATATGCTAACGTAACCTGCTCTAAGCCTGTGACAGGAGTGGTGTTTAATTGGATTGTATAGAGTTCTAATAGATCAGTTGGCAGGGCAATGTATTGAGTAGAAACAGATGCAGTGGATCTTTTAATCTGATCCTTTACTCTGATTACCCTGTCAAAAGAAGCTTCAGCAAGTGAAATGAAGTTTTCAATCTGTGCATCCGAAATGTCAGATCGATTTAGATAGGCACTTACCTCTGCTTTTAGAAGTGCAAAGGTGTTTATTGCCATTACTCACTTTTCTTGCCGTTACCGTTTTTCTTTTTACCTCCACCCATTGCACGTTCAACCGCACGTTGTGCAATGTGCGACATAATGACAAATTCTGCTATTCTGCCATTATATGCTTTGAAGAGTTTATTAAACGATTGGACATCAGGTTTTGCAACTCCTTCACCTTGCTCAACCATGTCCAAAAGTTTATCGATTTGTTCGTTTATATAGTCACTTGTAATCATCTTATGCTCTTAGGTTAGATGTTCGAAATGCCCTATTATCAGGATCGTTTAACCATTTCTTCCAACGGTCAGAATCGTGTGCCCATCCTTCAGATAATGCACGATTAAACACCGCTACAGGGATCTCTGCTAGGGGTCTGAAATTTGATTTATAATTGTGTTTTGCATTGTCACGTTGGTGTTTGCAAAACTTTGTTATTTCACTACAATCTTGTGTTGTAGATAAAACAATACTATCATCAGCATCAACAGTTAGTTCACGCATTACACCACCTTTGTGGTTGTAAATGTAAGACCTCCCTGAAGATGCTGAATTAAGCATGTTTAACTATCTATTATGCATAGGTTTTGTTCACGTCAAACATCCACCCGAAGGCTTGTGCATTTGACATTTCAATGCCCCATTCGCATATCAGATTTTCCACAGTCGAGTCCCCTTGTTTTGCAAGAGGTTGTCGTGTGAAAGGACGTAAGAAAGCAATTTTTACATAGTCCCAATCTACAAATCCAACATCAACTCCGTTGTTTGTAAACATGTGCCTATCCATCATTACTTTCACATCTCCAAAATCAGTTGCAACCAAAGTAATGTTGTTGGTTACCTTCTCAGGGTCAACAATTACTTGTGTCCCACTTCGACCTGTAAAGTCAGAGATTTCACGTTTCATTGCACCATTGACAAGAATCGTGTCTAGTGATGCACCATTGTCCCACATGTTTTGGGCTACAGTCATTGCAGTTCCTTCAGTCAGAACAGCCAACGAACCTGCGACAGTGCTTGTTTCAGTGAATGCACCTGTTGCAGTGGTAGGGAATGTGGTTCCGCTATCCTTTGTCATTTCCTCACCTGCAGTTCCTAAACGTGCAAGAAGGTGTGGAAGTGATTCTGTCTGTCTTGCAGTTGCATTATCGTATGCAGTTGAAGTACCTACGACTGCAGGATTATGTGACAAAATTGTCTTCTCAATGTCGATTTTCAACTGTTTAGAACGAAGTGCAAGTTGATGACTAAGTTCTCTTGCTTTTCCGTATTGGCTTAAACTGTCTAATGTGCCTGATACAGATGCATTTCTGTAGGAAATCTGACAATAGTTTTGGAGTCGAGTAGTTGCAGTTCCTGCATCTAGTTCACTGTCTCCGTTTCCAAGAATATTTGACCCTTCAACACGAGCATTTGTACTCGCAGAAGTTGGTAAATTTTCTGTCTGCCACTCAAAAAGAGTGTTGTTAATATCACGTCTTCCTGCATTAGATAACGCAGGAGTTTCGTCGGGATCTAAGTTGTGGATGATTGCAGAAACGTCTTCCTTCAAAGAATTCGAATCATACTTTGTCATCGTTTGTGCTAGTTCATTTGCCATGAGATTTTACCTCCTCGATTCAATATTAAGTATCTGTTCGAATGCATTAGATGCATCCTGAACACTACCTGATTTATGCAATTTCAATTGAGCTTTCTTAAGTCCACTCATTCTTTGTTTTGGAGCATTGGCATTTCTGACTGCAGATGCACTCGCAGGTTTTTGTAATGCTTTTTGTTTTAGGTTATCCTTGTTCGATTGTAACCTGTCCCAAAGCATTGCTTTTCGAAGAATACTAATTGCTCTAGAATCTGAGACTGAATTAAGTTCTTCTGAAGCATAGTTTTGTGATCTTCCATAGATCATTAATTCCTGCTTTTCACGATCAGCAACCGACTGATCAGACCATGCAGGGATCATTTCCTGCAGTTTTTGTGCTTCTGTAGCAAGTCGATGCTGTTGTTCAAGTCTAGACTGTTCTTGCAGTTGCTGTTGCAGTGCGTAAACCTTCTGTTCCTCTTGTTCACGTTCTCGACTTCGGTCCTGCAGTTCTTGTCGTTCAACCATGTATTGCATTGGATTTTCAGCTTTTAACTGTTCCCAATACTCAGACGATCTTTCGACTTCTTCTGCCTGCCTTATACCCTCATACTGTTGTTGAAGTTGCTCACTTAGGTTTTGAATTGCTCGAATCGAGTTTCGTTCCTGATCTAAAGCTTTCTTCTCTTCTGCTAACGATTGAGTTTTTTTGGTGTAGTCAGATTGCATGAGAACGTAGTTTTTAACATCCTCTTGTGCAATTTCAACATCAGAACCATCTTCACCTAAAGGTAAAACATACTTAGGTACTTCGACTTCTTCTTCTTCGTTGACTCCTAACTCATCACCACCCTCAAAGTCTTCCTCTAAATCTTCAGTTTGCTCTGCTTCGAGTTCTGTTGATTCATCGGTTTCTGCAGATTCTTCAGTGATTTCTTCACTAGGTTCATCCACACCCATATCGGCTATAAAACCCTTAGTAGCTTCTGCCAAAGTTCCGCTACCTTCATCTGTTACTTCAGGCATTTCGTTTAAATCTTACTTTTTTAATATCTCCCTCATTCATGATCACAACCAATGCGTTCTTTACTTCATCTAGGGTCTTAATCCTTTGATAGTACAACTCTCTTATCTCTTGCTCGACAGGATCAGTACCTAAAAGCCTAGAGATTAAAAGTTCTTTTGTCTTAGTGAATGCTTCGTTGAATATTTCACTTTCGGAGATTCTTCGTGCTTCCTCCGATTTGTAGTCTTCGTATGTTGTTTCCAAGGTTTAAAGCTATTTACAATTCGTTCAGGCATATAGTCTACCATGACAGTTTCTTTTAATTTTAACCCTCTACGCCCTGTTCTTGGGCTATTTGATATGCAGACCCTAGAATCGGCAATGCGACTGCAGGAAGAACTGCACCCTCTTTCATTGCTTTTTTAAGTCCTACTAATCCTTTTTCTTTGATGATCTTCAATGCAAGCATATGATCTTCACGCAACGGTGAGTTCATTTTCTTGGACCACTCATTTGCTCTTAGAATGTTATCGGTTATCAACTGTTTAAACTCCCTCGACTTATCAAGTGATTCTAATACACCGGGGACTCTGTCTAGATACTCAAAAAGCGTTTTAGTTCTAAGACTTCTTCCTGCATTTTCTAATGCACTGTTTGAGACGATATTGTTGCCATGATAATCGATGTATCCGCTCAATACTCTTCCACGTTCTATCCTCGTATTGGGAAACATCTCTGTGAGTTCATTGAGGTAACCGGGAACTCTTTGTCTTGTCTTAGTTTCACCTAATCCTTCATACAGTTTTGCAACTTGCTTTCCTGTAGGATTAAGTTTTTCATAGTCTCCTATGTTTTTAATCTCACCGCGATCAACTGCTTCTTGTGCTAACTTGTCTTGGTCTTCTAGGACCACCTCTTCTAGGGGTTTACCTTCGGGGAATTTCTTAGTAGGTTTCATCTTACCACTAAGTTTCAACTGAGGATAAGAATCGTACCCGGGCCAAATGACTACACTCTTACCGTTATCTGAAAGATAGAACCCTTTCCCAAATGCCCAATCTGATAGATCCCTCATTTCCTCCTCAGTGAGGGGTTTGCCTGTCTCGATCCGTATAGAATCAGAACTACCGCTTTTAGACATTGTTCGTGGAAAGAACTTATGCCATGCACTCCCGTTTTGCATATCGACATACCCCCGCAAGCCTTCGACTGCATTGAGGATATCTTGAGTCCCGAAATTAATCGTTTTACCTTCGGGTGCATCTACCATGTCGATCAGGTACTGATGTGCTTGTGCAGGGTTGATTTCAACCTTTCCACCGGGAGGTTGATAAATCCCTGTTGCTTCTCTAGTACCACTTCCTAATAAACCTGCACCTTCACCGATTGCATCTTGCTCAGAACCGTAATAACCCTTCACATCATCTGAGTATGCTTTTTTAACATCAAAGGGTGCTTTTGTGACTGCAGTTAAATGCCCTGAATCGATGAAAGGAGTTGCTTCAGAAGTGCCAAATGCAGAATACTTTGGTAGATAATCAGGGTAGGTCTTTTTTGCCCAATTTACTGCATCATTGATGTCTTTAAATTTTTTAGGATACTTCTTAAACTCTGCCTGCCCTTTTGCAAATACCCATGCAGATGCTTGCAGTTCTCCCGGTGTCCAATCGGTTCTTCCTCCTAGTTTTCTTTTGTTTGCACGATCCACTGCAAGTGCAGTTTCACTATCTAGGAAAACATGTTCTTGTTGTGTGAATCCTCGATTAAAAGGTTTGCCGTCAGGATTAGTGTATGAAAATGCTCTTCCATGCCAAATATCGTTGGTTCCTGTTAAAGGTTTTGGCACATTAAAGTTCATCTGATCATGATATACTTGAGTCTTTGGACCTAACCTTGTTTTACCCCACTGAAGTGCCTTGTTTAGAATACTCCCACTTTTTGCTCCTAAATGAGTCCTTGTTTGTGCCCCTGTTTTAACCATGTCGAAAGCTTCACCACGTTGCCCTCGTGCCCACTGATTCCACGCTTGAATTGCCCAACCCATGTTGGTATCAGGATTTGCTTGGGCTGACCAAAGTGCAAACATTTCAGTCAGTGAGTTTTCTTTTTCTTTAGAACCTGCAGTTACACTTTTGGTAAACCTTTTAACCTTCTCATACCAATCTGCACCTCCAACTCCTCCTGCAACCATTGAATCAAAATTATCCCTCATTTCTTCAATGTCAGTCATTGACTTAACACCCTTCGGGGCACCTACATATTGCCCTTGACCACGAACACTTAGATCAGGAATTAGATGCTTTTGTTTTTGTGCTTTCCTGATAGCAGTAGGTAGATCCTTTTCATCCCTAATGCCGTGTTGAAGTATTGCATCAGGTTTAGCACTTTTTTCTCCAAATGTGATACGATCATATAGTGGATGTTTCTTTCCTCTAACACTGATTTGACCAACTACTTTGCCAAATTGAGGTACCCCTTTTGTGGTAGGTCTTAATGTGGGGTTGCCCCCTTTAGGATAGGTCTGCATTGTAGTAGGACTATTAAGTTCGGTGCTTAACGTGTAATAGTGGTTTTTACCTCTTTCTACTGAAATGACTGCATCTTCTTTTCCTACTTTTGCAAGTTTACCTGCGAACTCATTTCCCTTTGCCCACTTCCAACCTGCCTTTTTCTTAAACAGGTTGATTTTAGATAATAGACCCTTTTCTTTTTTTAGACTCTCTAAAGTAACATCAGGTACAATCGTGGATTCATCTACTACCATGTGAGGGGTTGCAGATTTATCAACACTAATGAATGATTTGTTATATGTTTTACCGTTTACATTTTCTAGGATCTCTTGACCCTTCTTCCTCTTAGACATGAGGTATTCACCACCTTCCACTGCTTCTCTTCCTATCTTAGCAAGTGCTTTTTCTGCATAAGGTTTGATCGGTCTTGTTTTAGAACCTATTCCACCCATTACTGAAAGACCCAACATGCCTGCACCTTCGACCCAATCTAATGCACCTCTTCCAACATTTGACCCACCCTGAGACATAAGTGAAGGTGCTTGTGTCATCTTT